GTCGCTGTTCCGTTCGCTGTTCAGAACTTGCCGGATGGGGGCTTTTGTCTTATCAACCACCAGCGTGGGGCGGGCTGGCACCGCTGGGAGGCCGTTCGCGGGCTGCTGGCCCATGCGGTTGGCCAACAGGTCGGCGGGCCACTGCTGGCCGTCAGAGAACGCAATATCGTCAGTTTCGCGCTGAACCTGCTTCGTGTTTGCCGCAATGCCCAGCCGGTAGCGGTCACGGGCCTTCTTGAGCTTCGGCGTGTCGCGCTCCGCGAGTCCGGCTACAGCGAATGAGGGCATCTATTCCGCTCCTGTGGCAAACGTCATGCGCTTGACACTATACGCCAATTTCTTGACCGTGCCAATCATACGCCCATCCAACTCGACGGGGCCGGCGGCAATGACGCCAACGATAACGACTTTTTAGCCGCCGACACGCGCCCCGCAAACGTCAACGCCAGCGCGTCACCATCATCCGGCGAGGCCAAGTCACGCGCCTTCATGGACTCTTTAGACTCCAGGACCACGCGGTCGCGCTTGTCATGGTGGTAGCCAGGCCCCGCCAAATCCGTTTCCAGCGTGGTCGACCGATCAATGGAGCCTTTTGCCAGCCAATCACGCATCTGGCTCCACATGTACGCCCGCATGTTGGCCATCTTGGGATCAGGCGATTCCGCCCCGAACTGCACTTCCATGACGTTCTTATGGCCCATCTGCCGCAGACGGTCACAGATGGGGCCACCGATACCCGTACCGTCCACAAACAGCGTCGTGACCTTGCGCCCGCCAAACTCACGCCCGAGCACGTCAGCCGCCACTGTCACCAGCCGCATGGAGTCTTTGGCCTGCTCTCCTGGAATGACGATCGGCGGGATGGTCGCCGCGTCATGCCCACGACGAAAGCGAATGACGCACCGATCCGAGCCGCCACGCGCCACGTCCAACCCGGCAACGAGGGGATCATCACCAAACGCAAACGGCTTGCGCTGCTGGGCGCTCGAAATAAGGTCGGAACTGATGTACTGGGCGTCTGACGCCCTTGGAGGGAGTCCACGCACACGGACGCGGAAGAAGTCCGAATCCTCCCCGTGGTCTTGCAGCCATTCTTCAATCTGGGCTTTGTTGGTAAAACGGCTCGTGCGGCTGTCAATGATGGTCTGATGCCACCGGTTGCGCTCAGAGCCGAAGCACACGCGATGAAACTTGCCATTCGAGCGCGTCGGGTTGCCGAACAGAAAGATCATCGGCTCGCCGTCGGTCAATCCGCCTTCCGCCACCTCAAAGATCTTGTCAGGGATCGCTGACGCCTCGTCGAACACGTAGAAGCTGGTCGAGGTCGCCGCGTGCTGGCCGGCAAAAGCTTCGGAGTTTTCCTCTTTGCTCGACTGCTTGGCGACGAACCATGACGCCTTGTTGTCCGTCTGGTACATCCGCTCACTGTTGATCGTGAACCATCGCCCGGTAATACACAGCTTGTGCCACTTCTGCAGGCCCGCCCAGGTCTTCGTATCGAGCTGGGTCATGGTGTTCGCGGTGATCGTCCCTTGGGCACCGGGCCGCGTGGACATGATCCACAGGACAATCCACGCCACGTCAACCGTCTTGCCGATGCCGTGGCCGCTACTCACCGCCTCACGGATTGGGGCCACGGGGTCCACGCCATTGAAGCCACGCTCGGCGACTTGCTCCCCCAGATACACCAACTGTTCCCGCTGCCACGTGTCGGGTCCGTCGTAGTCTTGCAAGGGTCCAGGTTCGCCCCACGGGAAGGCCCCGAGGACGAACGCCAGTGGGTCGGCGTAGGTGGTCGCCACCCAGTCCGCAAGGTCCAGGTCAGCCTTTATGATTGGCAACCCGCGCCCGTCCTCGCGTCAACCGCTGCATCAGCGCATCGGCGTCTTCCACCCGCACCACGTCCGTCAGCAGCGCGAAATGCTTCGCCAGCATCTCAATGGTCTTGGTTTTGTCGATCACCTTCACCTTGGCCACTGTGTCCGTCTGGCCGTCGCCAGCCGTCATGTTCTTTTTGACGATTTCGAAGCTAGCAATACTGGCCGCCTGCTCACGGGTCAGTTCGTGGATGGGCCGCAGATTGCCTTGGGCGTCGAATAGGTCTTGCACGTTGGCGAAGCTGTGCAAGGCTAGTTCGTCAATGACGCGCTGGGCGGTGAGTTTGGCGGTTTCCTTCGCTGCCACCAAGGCTTCACGCTGTCCGGTTTCCCGCGCCAACACCTTGGCCGTCTTGTAGCCTTTCGGCATCCCTGCACCAGGGCGAGGGCCGCCTTTCGGTTTACCTTTTTGCGGCATTTTTCGATTCTTTCACTTGGTAAATATTTACCATGCTAGGTCGCTTGCCCTAATTGGTCATGCGCCCTATTCTTGGTTATCCAAACAATACATCAAAACGCATCATGGGCATATCGGCGGGGTAGTCATGCTCCCAACACCCGCGTACGAATGGCTGGCGAGGCTGTCCAATTACAACGGAGTATGGCGCACCGGCAGCGGGTTCGAGTTGCCCAAACACTGAGGCGTCTTTGCATTTGGCCGCCAAGAGGTTAGTGATCTCTTTTAGTGTGCGCGGCGTCACAACGTATTCCTGGTGGGGCACTTCCAAATACACACCGAATTGGTTGGGCGTGTCCAAGCAGATGTGTGATTCGTCGGTCACAGCCACCGGGCCGATTTGCCGGGCCAGTTCGCGCTGCACCTCAGCCACGAGACGCGCAAAGGACACGGCCCCTTCGTTTGCTTGGGACAGCTTGCCGGGCAGGTATACGACTTCGGGCGGCATGGGCGGCAATTGCGCCAACGCCAAAGCGGATACACCGCCCAGCCCAACCAGCGATAAGAATGACCGTCGATCCATGTCCTATTCGGCTCCCGTGTCCGGCCAGCCCATTGACTTCACGACGCGCCCGCGCAGTTGGCGGAGTTCGGCCAGATAGGCGGTAGGCAGGGCGGTGGTGTCGACGGCGGTGGCGATCCGTGGCGTACCGTCTGTGACAAGCGTCCGGGCGCAGTTGGGACACACGCTGAAACGGCCTGATGTGGGCCAGGTTGAGTTACTGACGTGGCATTCAGGGCAGATAGGCATAGGGTTAAAGCGCCTCCGGTACGGGCAGCAGGGCAATGCTGTGGGAAGTTTTTACCATGTGGCCGTGCCCGGCTAAGTAGGCTTTGGGCTGCTTAGCCTTGGGGCCTTTGTATACCGTGTAGCACGGGGCGCAGATGTAGACCTGGGCTGTGGTGTGCCACTTGCCGCGATAGCGCACCGCCCACACGTTGCCGGTTTTGGCGTGGGCTTCGAAGCAGACCAAAAAGGGCCGGCGGGTCATTGGGCGGTGACGCGCAGCATCCACCCGAGCTTTTGGTGGGCCAATAGGCGGTCCTGAAGGCGATTGCACAGGCCAAAGTATTGCGGATCGTCGTCCATCGCCTTGTAGGCGGCCTGGATGGCTTCAATGGTCAGGTCGTTTTGCTTGGACAAGCTGGCCAGCAGGGCCGGCGTCTGCAAGGGCAGGTCGGCGGACTCGGCGTACTTCATCACGGCGGCCAGGCTGCGGGGCGCGTAGACTTTCAGGGCACGGAGGTCTTCGGCCAAGAGGTCTACCGCGTCGTCCATGTCGGCGTAGAGTTTGCCGAAGAACTTGTGAAGCTGGGGGAAGTCGGACCCTGCGACATTCCAATGGGCCACACGCAGCGCGTACCCAAGCGCGTAGGTTTGGCAGAATACGTCCGTGTAGGCCGCTGTTGGCGTCACGACGCCAAGTGTAGCATGGTCGGTCACGGCTTCACCCGCTTTCCGTTCTGCCAGCGGGCGATGGTGTAACCCTTGTAGCGGATGCGGACGCCGAGCTTGTGAATGGGTTCTCCGAACAGGTGAGGGAACCATTTGGCGCATTCTTCGGTGGAAGTCAATTCGCCGCATACAGGCAAGGCGTATGCCCTCGCTGCGTTCACTGACTCGCGGTGCGTGTCGCCTTCGTAGCATCCGTGCCACTTCAAGCGGTGATCCTTCTCGG